CAGTGGTAGAATCAACATTAGTTTCGATACGAAATGAGTTGCCAGTAACGTCAGGTGTACCGCTATGATGGTTAAATGTTAAGTTTGCATTACCTTTACCATCATTAATGGAAAGTGCTACAGCACCTGAGCCGACGCCTGCAACAAGACTACTACTAACTCCTACATATCCATTAATAGAAACGTTGAAATTACTACCTTCTCCATCAGTTAAAAGGTTACTAGTTACCATCTGAATACGGCCAGTGGAATCAACCTGAAATCTATTAGTATTATTAGTCTTTAATTGAACTGACCCTGCGTCTACTGCGGTAAGCCTTAGGGCGCCAGTTCCTCTGTGGAGAACATCAGAGGTTGCATCAGCACCAGTGTTGTTTCTAATCATTCTAAGACCGTAATCAGTATAAGTAGCATCCCCGACTAAGTCTACATAAGAGTACCCATCGCCCGATCTGCCATTTCCTATAGTTAATCTGACACTCTCAGTTGTGTCTGCAGATATAAAAATGTTGCCAGCTACGTCTAGAGGAGCTAACGGCGACGAAGTACCAATGCCTACTTTGCCGTCGCTGGTAATGCGCATGCGTTCGGCTAGGCCTGCGCCCGATCTGCGAGTCGCAAACGCAAGTGACGTGTTAAAGGCATTTTCTCGTACCGCTGCAATCCGTGCGGTGTTGAAACCAGAAATTGAGGTGCTAGCGCCCGCCCGGAAGAAAAGGCCAGCCATCGTCGGCGTATTGAGGTTTATTTGATCTGGGTCAGTAGCGTTGTTTTGGATTACCAGCTCGTTCCCCATTGGGGTTGTTACATTGATGCCAATGTCTGTCCAGAGGTTTGTGCTGTCGTCGAACTGTTGGCGAATTACGCCGTTCACATCGAGAGTTTTGCCGGGCGACGAAGTGCCTATACCTACGTTACCGCTAGTGTCAATTGCTAAGTAATTATTTGTATTAAGATCATCACCAGTACCAGAAATTTTATATTTGTTATCGGTATTATCAATACCTGTCATCCAAGCATATACACCAGTCTTCAGAAAGTTTACAGTAGCATCGCCCGCACCGGCCTGCTCGACAACAATTTGGGCATCAGTGTTTGAGTCATTTCTATATACATGCAGTTTTTTGTTAGGCGCAGTACCGATGCCTACTCGGTTATTTGCACCATCTACTACTAAGGTATTGCTATCTACGTTTAGATCTGTTATGTTACCTGAACTGTCTACATTATCACCAAATGTTGCTAGATTTTTTGCTTTACTCATTCACTGTTATCTTTCTCTGTTATTCTGAATCGGCTGGTGCAATAGTTAGTTCACCAGCTGCTGCTTGGCGCATGATCTCAACGTAGTGACGATTAGCAGGTTCAATAGGAACAAACATTTCCATACCATCAATTATAACTTTAATTGTAGATATTGAATTCTCAAACTCCGATCGAACATATTGTGCTGTTGTAATATTCATTTTATCTTGCATTTTTATAACTCCGCATCTGCTGCATAATCTAAAGATATATCACCGGCATAAGTTACAGCCGCATTGCCGTTACGAATCGAAAACTTTTTATTGGTATTTCCAAAATTAACAAAATTACTTGTATGGGTATTTGATTGGGCATATGACTCTGCTACAATATAAGTCAGTGTAGGATTAGTTCTCATGGTAACTGGATAGTTTTCTCTAATATAGTATGCATACCTAATAGTACTAAGATTATTATAAGGTGAACCAATTGTGTCATATTGAAGTGCAAAGTCTGTGTTATAGTACCGCTGACACAAAGCCAACTCTTCACCATAAGACCGATGCTCGAATGGAGTGGCGGTTTCGCCTAGTTCTAGTTGGACACCTGTTAACTGAAAATAGTTGCTTGTGGAGTCAGCTAAGTTAACTTGGCCAACTGCCCTGCTCGGATTATCTAGCACACCCCACGATGTTTGAAGAGCACTACCGCCAGTAAAATTAGAACCTCCCCCAAACCAAATATTTATTTGTAAACTGGGTGCATTATCATTGTCAAACGCTCCGGTTGTATCGCCTTCAAATGTAATAGTCTTATATTCCCAAGTTCCAGATGCGTCGACAGTATAACTTTTACTAATATGTCTACTACTATTGTCTGAGTCTAACAGTTCAACGATATAAGTACCAGTTTTATTAGATTTAACCCAGAAGGAAGCAGTAACAGACTCTGCAGAAGACGTTCCTTTTTTAAGGTGCTGTAAGTCTTGACCTTCAAACTTAGACTGTATCAAAACGTAATCACCTGCTGCTGGACTTGCATCCGCAGCCGTACATTCTAATTTTAGTGAATTGGCAAATCCATCCGGCGCATCTGTTTCTTGTGTTTGGGTCCAAGTTCCCATACTATTCAAAACTGTTACAAACCTATCTACCGTATGATAGCCAGAGGCAGTAATTCCAGTCACCGAAGTGCTTCGCTGTGCCACTTGCATAGCACCGTTGATAATCAGGTTTCTGCGACCACCTAACTGACCACCATTGAAACTAGCAGCTGATATGTTTCCATCAATGTTCAAACTATCAACAGTTCCATTAGTATTTAGAACAATATTGTTTGTGCTAGAATCTGGATTCTTTATATTTGTAGTTGCTAAGGTACTCATATAATATTCCTATTTTACATATTTATGTTGGAATATATTCTGTAATTCTATATGAGCCCCAGTTCTGATTCACATCTGTAGCGCTTAGTCTGGTATCAGCAATTCCGTCTGTGCCAGCAGGACAGAATCCTGCAGTACCGGTACGGTTGATATCATGACTAGAATTAATAGCAACCGTACCGTCATACGATTTAAACATAAATCTGAGTTTCACACTATAATCAGTTGATGGTGTTCCTGTAACTAAATATGTTATATTTTCTCCATGAATAGATGGGCTGGTGTTGGCCATCACACCACCATCGTATCCATGGTTACCTAAACTTCTCCATGCCACACCATTATCAAATGTGATGTTAGTATCAACATAACCTCCTCCCCAGCCAGTAGAATCGTTACGCATTGGAATCCAAGCTTCTATGTGAATAGTGCTTCCACCTGTAAATCCAGTCTGATTAGTAAAGCCAGCGGCGGGCCAAGCTACCCATGCTGCATTAGAAGTGTTAGATAATCCTGAGGTATTATATTCAGAAATAACCTTTCCTATCTTATAGGATCCGCTAAGATTAGCTAAATCATTAGACATATTAGCTACATCATTAGACATATTAGCAAACTCATCGGACGTAATAGTGCCGCTTAAGTTTAGGTTAGCTGTAGATATTGAACTTCCTGAAATTGTTGTTGCCATAAATCCTCCTAAATATTATATCCCATTTTACGTGATAACACCATTAGCTTTAACTGTAATTGCTCCAACGGTAAGAAACTCATAGTAATGATCATCTGTGCCTGAAATTTCAACTGGTGTCGGTAAGCTAGGCGTGCCAGATACTTTTGTTAGAGTAGCACTCTTTGGCAGTCGAATAATAACAACTCCCGATCCACCAGCAAATCCACCACTATTACCGGTGTTTGTACCGTTACCCTGGCCACCACCACCGCCACCTTTTCCGTTTACCCCTGTCGACTGAGTATTTAAGCCACCACCGCCATAACCGACCTGTGCTTGACCAGACTTACCACCAAAATTACTATAGTCTAGACCATTACCAGCACCGCCGCCAGCATAGCCAACAGTTGATCCTGTAATATTACTAGATAACCCATTACCTCCGTTACCACCTTGTGTTGAGCTACCGTTGGTGCCAGCACTACCGGCTCCGCCTCCGCCTCCGCCAGCTGAACTTCCGCCAAGATTAGATGTACCATTACCACCTGAGTTACCTTGTCCAGCTGTTCCAGCAGCGCCGGCGCTGGTGTCGCCATTACTGGTGCTGTGAGCACCACCACCACCTGAACCGCCGCTTGTCTTAGAAAGAGAGTCTCTATTGCCACCTGCGCCGCCGCCGATGGCTGTAGCAGCTCCGATTCCAGATATAGATGAATTTCCACCTTGTGTTGCTCCGCCACTTCCGCCAGCTCCGACAGTAACAGTGTAATTGGTACTGGTGTTTATTGTAGCTGTGCTAGTGACAAAGCCTCCGCCGCCGCCTCCGCCGCCGCCATTAGAACCAGACCCGCCGCCGCCACCAACAATAAGGTACTCTATCGAACCGTCCCAAGGGATGCTTTGGTAAGCTGCCAGTGCCATTACCTGTGTAATACTCATTAGCTTACGTTCCCGTTAAATATAAGACGGGTTGCTACGTCATTCAAGATTGTAACTAGGCCCTTGCCAACCAGCGTCACAGAACCGTTTGTCCCCTTACTTGTAGTATTACCAGCAATGTAAACGCCATTGGTCATGTTGGTCCAACTAATTGTGACACTTGTATCAAGATGGTTGTAGATAGTAATAATCTGACCCAGGGCGCAATTAGTTGAATCAATTGTAATTGTGCCAGCTCCGATTGTAGTAGAGAAATATTTACCTGAGCTGTTTGCTGGTATTGCGTAAGGTGTGCTATTAATTCCGGTTCTGTTCAGCACACGAACATTACCCTGTGAGTCTTGGATTGTACCACTAGCTGTTACATCAACTGCTGTTACTGTACTGCCTACTTGGTAAGTGTTGTTATTCCCGGTGTCTGCGGTTTTAATTTCTTCATAACCGGATGTAGCGCCGTATAATCTTAGTTTGCTCATTACACAATACTCCATTCTGATCCAGTTGGAATCGTTACAGTAACGCCACTATTTATAGTGATCGGGCCAGCAGTCATTGCATTTTTGTTAGTGGTAATGGTATAGTTTGCAGTCACGGTTTGATCATTTTCAAAAAATACTTGGTCAGGGCCTCCACCTGTTGCGCCTGCACCTATATCCGTATAATTACTGCCGTCGTTTGTAAATTCCCAAGAATCAGTAGTTTCATTCCATCGTAGATCTACATTGGTTAATGCACCACGTTCTACTTCAATTCCAGCATTTTGCGACGGAGTGCCTGTTTCGTCAGCATTAAGCACTATTATGTTGTCTGCAATATTTACTGTATTACTGTCTACGATAAATTGAGTGCCTTGTACGGTTAAATTACCTGCGATAGTTACGTTACCAGCAGTGTCAATAACCATCCTGTTAGCATTATTAGTCATAAATGCTAAATCAAAATTGTTTACATTACCAAACTTTTGTACTGTGCCGTCAAATTGAAGTACAACATCATTTTCTAAGCTTGCTCCATTATAATTGCGCCATTTCTGCGCATAGGTATTGACAGCTCTATCATTTTGAACTGTAAATTGTGTGCTTGTAGTTGTAGTCGTGCCTACAGCAAGATTACCTGCATTGTCTATTGTAAGTCTTGTATCAGTATTTAAATCAGTAGCATTTGCTGAAATTCTAAAACTATTATCAGTATTATACAATCCAGTAAGGTAAGTGTATTCTCCAGTAGCTACAAAACTCATTACAGCATCGC